GAAACATAGACTTGACTAATTTTCATAAATCATTGATTTTATTTTTTTATATTTGATAGTAGTTTGATTAATTTCATCCATTTTTTTACTTATTGTAGAAAATGAAGTGATATTAGTTTCACCTTTAATATCGCAGCAGATCCCAATATCTTTAGAATAGAACGTTATTTTTTTGATATTTGACAATTTATTAATTTTTTTATTCATGCTAGAATCAAGTCCTTTATTTTTATTAAAGGACCATAGATTATAGTTTAATTTTTTAACAAGGTTATTAGATAAACACCGACCTAATCCAATAGTTTCTCCCTTCCGGTTAGGCACAGAATAGCCTGACCAATAATATAAGTTATCAGTAAGAATATTATAAACGTATAGATCTAATATTCCTATAAAGTCATAGCCTGCTATCATATATTCATGATATTTAGTTAATATCGACTCATCTAATATATCGTCTGAGCCAATTATTATAATATAATCAAAGTCTATAGAGCTACATAATGAACTGCCATAATTCCATTTATTTGATACTGGCAAATTGTCATGATTATGATAAATGAAGGAGTTATGGTCTTTAAATATGTCATAATTGCTATTATCACTATCGATTACGATATTAACAAATTCAAATAAATCTCGGGTTTTATTTTGTATATCTAGTAGATTATCTCTAAAAATTTTAGTGATATTAGGTCTATTCCAAGCACACGTTAAAAATATTATTTTAGGCTTCATGTATTTCAAATTATTTGATAGTGAGAAAGAACACAGTATTTTTTTATCTTAGCTACGCGTCTAGCTTTAACTATTTTTTGTACTTTTTTTCTATACTCTCCACCGAAACCATATATGTTGTCGCTTGCAGTTAAACTGTCTTTATGTAATCTACGTAAATAAGTAGCAGTGTTAGCATTTATTAAAGTTAGGCCTAGTATTTTAAATCTATTTTTAAGATCGCTGTCTGCTCCACAACGCCATGGTTCAAAACCGTTAATTGATACAAAATTGGATTTATTAAATATGATAACGCCGTCTGGGTTATATGTTTTTTGCTTTTCTTCTTTATGTGGATGAGTAAAGTTGCAGCCCATAGCAAAAACACAGGACTTATTTTTTAATAGACTTAAATTATGTTCAATGAAGTTTTCTTCCATTATGTCATCTGCTCCGAATATAGAAATAGCTTGAAACTTACTTAATGATACTAGGGTGTTAAAGACTAGATATGGGCCAGAGTTAACAGGAAACCATATTACTTTTAAATTTCTAATAGTGTCCTTAAATTTACTAACTTCAGCTAAAGTAGATGGGCACCCATCTATTCCAACTAATATTTCATAATCGTTAAAATCTTCAAAATAGGTCTGATTATTAATGGAACTTAGACACTCTTTAAGATAGTCAGTAGCAGCATACGCAGATACTATAATCGATATCTTTTTTTTAGCCATCATCTATTTTTAAACTTATTTTTTTCAGAAGTTCTCCTAGAATTGTATTCAGAATAGAGGTGTTCTTGTGAGAGTTTTAGTGGCGATGTATCTGTGCTTCCAGGATTTCGACGGTCCATTTGCTCAGAATAGAATGGATTAGTTAAGTATTGTTTGCTTCGAACAAGTCCGCTTAACTCTGAGCTTTTACAAAAGCCTTTTGCAAAATAACCCATCTTTAAACCTTCAGGTAGAACAAAACCTCCTACTTTATCAAAAAGAGCTCTACTTATTATGCTGGAACCTAGACCAGTGCTCTGTCTAAAATAAGCAGTATCACTTACTCTTTTAAGTTGAGAGTCTTTATTATTTATTGGAAAATTAAAGAATGTGACGATTCCACTATTTTTAAACTTATTTAGTATTTCTAAGCTAGCTGTGTCCCAGCCTCTGTGAAACCACATATCATCACAAGTCATAACAAAATAATCAGAAGAAGTTGCTCTTATTACCCTATTAAAGGATTCAGCGCTTCCTAGGTTTTCAGAGTTTAGTATAACTTCGTCTATTTTACCGAGCTCTTTCATTTCAAGAAGCCACTCATTAGTTCCATCTGTTGAGTTATCAGATATCACAAAAAGCCGATATTTAGTAGAAGTCGATGCAAGTACCGACCATACACACAATTTTAGATACTCTAATCGATTATAAGTAACTATGCAGATGTCTAACATATTTGAGTTCATGTCTTTATTTTTTTTTAAGAAGCGATTGGTTTTTTCCGTGAATCACCCACTTTGTATATCCAGTAGGCAGAGTTATCACATTACTAGCAATTTCATACATCTGTCCGTGTTTTCTTTCAAACACATGATTAATAACGTTAGTTTGACACAGAGATAAGAACATCGAACACCTTCGACTAGAATATGGGCTAAGAGATTTTTCTTCGCCGGTCTGATATATTAACTGAGTCGGCTGTGCT